AGAGGAGTAATTAAAAATGGATTTCGAAAATAAAGAAGAAACAGAAAAAGACGAGGATATTGAGTCCCCTATTTTGGGAAAGAAAAAAAATAATAAAAAAAAGTCCTTGAATGATAATAACATTCAATTTGACCCTAAAAAATATATTGTAGTTGAGAAATACAATGAGCAATTACCTATGAGAGAGTTAAATCGAAGGGGACAATTAGTAACAACATGGAAGGATACGGGGCGTACTTTAGAAAGGGAAGTTTTAAGCGATGAATTTATTCTAAAATATGGAAAAGGAAAAAGGGAACACGGTGTAGCTATGCATCAAGCAAAGTGTTGTTTTCGAACAGGTGAAGCTTTTAATGTTGAGTTGGAAAGAATATCAGAAACTTATTTAAAAATTGGTAGTAAAAAAATTGATGGGTTTTTCATTTCTGATTTATTCGATCGGTTCGGTTGGTCAGAGGGAACACAAGTAAGTAGGCAGATGTTAGCAGATAAGTATAAAAAGCCTAGGGTCTCGGTTGATATTGCACAGAAAAAACTTTATACTATTTTAAGAGAAAAAGATATTTTGAAAGCGTATATGAAGTTAGTAAAAGATATCAAGGACACTTTTGTGAACGAACTTCGAGATGAAGTAGTACACGGGGAGTAATAATATATGTCACAAAAAGATTTAGAGGAGATAGATGTAAACGATTTGTCTTTTGAGGAGTTAGACAGTCTTTTAAATGAAGTTGAGGGATCAACGTCAAATAATTTAGAAGCTGAAACTGATCTTGATTCTCAAACAGAAAAAGAGTCTGAATCTATTGAAACCTCAGATACTAATGAAGAAAATGTGGATATCGATACCACAGAATCTACGGATAAAACTAGTGATGTCGATGATGAAGAAAGTACTAGCCCTGATACCAATGAATTAGTTGAGCCTCAATTTCAAGGTAAAAGTAAAGACGACTTATTGAAAATGCAAAGAAATGCCACTAAGAAAATATCACAACAAAATAATGAGATATATTATTTGAATAAACGTTTAGATGATTTTTTGTCTAAAAGTAAAGTCGAAAAACAACAAACGAATGAAACAAATGATGTATTAAAAGATTATGAAAGTTCTGATATACAGGCTATTGAGACATTAGTTAATAAAGTCTTATCTGAAAAGAACGACCGTGAAATCGAGATAGCTCAAAAAGAAAAAGAAGCTGTTATGAAAGAACATGATGTTTTATGGGATAATTTATCGGTTTTAAATCCAATATTATTCAATAACGTCAAAGATGCTTTGTTAGATGAAATGAAGAGTAATCCAGATAATACGGTTTATAAAAAAGGATGGCTAAAAGGTATTATTACGGAAAAATCAAAAGATTTTTCTAATGACAACCTTAAAGTAAAAAAACCGAAAAAAATTGTCACTACTGTAATGGGTAGTAATGGAAGTGCCTCCTCAATAAATTCTAACAATAAAGCTGTTGAAGATATGACAGCAGACGAGTATGTGAAATATATGCATACTCAAGGAATAAGAATTTAAAAAACTAGGAGTTTTAAATGGCAGATCAACAAGCAACACATGCAGCATTAACTAATGCTGTTGGTACATTTTATGGCAAGAAGATTTTACAAGCCTTTGAGCCAGAAACAGCGTTTTATGCAGCAGCCCCTATAAAAGAGCCTATTCCCATTGCAGGCGGTGAGACGATTAACTTTGATCGTTATAAAAAAGTAGCAGCCCTTTTTAAGGATGATACGGACGAGTTTACAGCACAACAAATGTATCTATCAGCTGAAACAGTTACAGCTACTTTACATGAGCGTGACGGGTATATTCAATTATCCCGTTATACTGTTTTAACTGCACGTGGCCGAGCGTTAGAGCGGGCAGCAGAGCGTATCAAGTTTGCAGCTGCTCAAACTTTAGACAAGTTAGTCCGTAACGATATTGGAGTGGCAGTTGCAGATAAAGCGACTTATTCAGCAGGGATGTTTGATAATTTAAGCATTGATGGTGGAACATTAAATCATTCTGGTATTACTGTTCGACTTTGGACACGTAGGGCCGATGGTTTTCCTTTGTATCACAATAAGACTCGACTAGCTCAATCTGCACTTGTTACATCTTTTGCATCGTCGGGAATGACAGTAAAGACACTGCAGCATGGGGTGCGAGTACTTGAAGGGAACGATGTTCCCAAGCTGTCAGATGGTAACTATCGTTTTATTGGACATCCAGATGTCGCATATCAATTAACTACCAATGCTGGATTTAAGGGTTGGGTATCTCCAACGTCAAGCGATGCTATGAAAATGTCGCCAATACGTAGGGATATCGTTGCAGGCGCATCAATTCAAACCACGACCTTGGGATTTAAATTTCCATTAACAGGTGATACATTATCTACAGCTTCTGGTAATGTGTATTGTTCACTATTGTTTGGTGATGAAGCTTTTGGAGTCACTGAAGTTAGTGGTAATGGTGGAGGAGCGACAGGCTTCCAGTTCTTCTTAAAACAGTCAGGTCCTACTACTGTTTCAGATCCAACAAACAAGAAGAAACAAGCAGCATTTTCAATCACAGCGGTTGCTAAAGTATTGAATAAGTCGGCGGGTCTTTGGATCGTGACAACTGATATCTAGTTTCTAAAAGAAAACTAAATATCATTGAATAATCCCACTAGAATATGTTACTATATATAGTATTCTAGTGGGATTGGAGTTCAAAATGGCAAAGAAGGCAATAAAGTTAATAAAGTTAAGTAAACAGCAAGAGGTTGACATTAGACAATCTTGGGAATCTGATAAATCAGAGAATAAGCCGAGATTAAATGAATTAATAGAAAGTAATAGAAATCATACCTTGTCTATCCTAAGGAGTATTAAAAACCTTGTAGTATGGAAAGACATTGAAGATATGGTAGATTTTGTAAATATACTGAAAATATGTGACACTGATAAAGATTCAATTCTATTAGAAGAAAGAGATGTAGAACTTTGTAAAAGGGTTTTGAGTGATTCAAGTAAAACAGGTAAGGTACTAGGTTCAGGTATGGAACTTTTTATTAGTGTATATCAGACATTTAATAATGCTATTTAATATTATAATTCCATTTTATAAAAATTATAATACGATTGAGAATCTTTTAAGATCGATTCAAGATCAAGATAATAAAGATTATACGACAACTATTGTAGTAGATGGTGAAGACGAAAAAGCAGGGGATCAATTAACGGGATATTTAACTAAGGGGGAATTTTCTTTTAATTTGGAGATGTTAAAAGAAAATAAAGGTGCCTCTTTTGCTCGTAATTTTGGTGCAGAAATTTCAGGTGAGGATTTAATGGCACAGTCGGACAATTCAGTACTCTTTTTTGTAGATGCGGATTGTAAGTTAATGCCTGGGGTATTAATGGATTTCAAGCATAACTTTGAAGAGAATCCAGATATATCTTTTTTATATGGTAATTACAGGTATGAAATGGATAGGTCACCGTTTATTTCACAGGAGTTTGATCGGTATTTATTAGAAACAATGAACTATATTCCTACAATGTCCCCTATAAAAAGAGATGTTTTCAATTGTGTGGGCGGTTTTGATGATAGGGCGTATTTTCAAGACTGGGGTCTGTTTTATAAAGTTGCGAGTAAGGGATATAAAGGTAAGTATTTAGGGAATAAGTATTTTATATTTTCAACAAGTTCTCCCGATAAAAATAGTATATCGGGTAATATAGATAAGACATTAGATGAAAAATGTTCTGAATTTCGTAATTATTATGGAATATTAGATAAGAAGCTAGTCACATCTACTTTTGGTGCACCATTACAAGCTATACAGAGAGCTAAGATATTAGATTCAGACTATGTAGGATTAGGACTTGGATCAGACCGATTAGCTTTGCCTTCAAACTATCAATTTAAGAATTGGACGCATACATATATGACAGGATGTTATAACAGTACAATTAATGCACTTGAAAACCACTTGGTATCCGTTTGTGGCCGTCCAATATATCATTTTATTGGGACCGATGTATTTACAATGTTCAATATACATTCAACTAGTGCGTTAAGAGATATTAAAAGAATGTTTGAATCTCAAGACGCTATTTTACTTTCAAACTCTTCTAGATGCCAAGAAGAGTTACGGGAATGTGGTATTGAAACGGACTTGGTTTATACACCGATATATAATATTAACCAATATAGATCTCTATGTAGTCTTCCAAAAAAGTTTACAGTTGCAGTGTTAATTAGTAAAACAAATAATGCTCATAAATTAGATGGTGCAGGCGGTCATAGTAATATTCCTTTGATCTTAGATGTTGCAAGTTCAATGCCAGATATTGAGTTTAAGTTATTTGGAGCGGAGCAAATTTATGGGAAGAAAAATAATATTGAATATTGTGGGCGTATTCCCTCGGGGAAAATGGTAGATTTTATCAATGAATGTTCAATGGTAATTAGATCAACAATACATGATGGATTTCCACAAGCTCCAATACAATTCATGTTATGTGGACGACAAGCACTAGTTTCTTGTCCAGATGCTGAAATGAAATACGCTCAGAAGTTAAGTTTTGAAGATAATTTAAATTGGAGCAAAAACAAGGATGAGATTATTTCAAGTATTTATTCAATGGAAGGTAAAAAAGTGCATAGTAATGCAAAGGAATATTATAGGGAACTTATGAGTGAAAGTGTATTTAAACATAAAATATATAGTTATATGGAAGTGAAAAATGAAAATTAGTTATGTCTTACCTGTTTTTAATAGCCAGTCAACGATAAATCACTGTATTAAAAGCTTGTTAAATCAAGAAAATGTTCCACACGAAATTATTATTATAAATGATAAATCAGATGATAATTCAGGGAGAATAATTGACTTCCATGATAATTCACTTATTCGTAATTTTAGTAACTCAGAAAGGAAGGGTGCAGCATATTGTAGGAATTTCGGTAATTCTAAGGCTACAGGGGATATTATAGCTGTTTGTGATGCTGATATTTATGAACCAACTAGGGGAGATGCAATTATAAATTTTTTTAATGAGTTCCCTGAAAAATGTGTTTTTTATTCTGCGTTAACTTGTTTATCATCTCGAAACCCCTCGGAGCAATGGGGACAAGAAGCATACGAATGGGATTTTAATAGTAAATGCCCTATTTCGCATCCTACTGTAGCATATAAGAAAGAAGTTTCAAATGAAATAAAATATTGCGAAGACTCAAAAGACACTGATTTTTACGAGTTCTTTTTATTAGATGCTCATAAAAAGGGCTATTTATTTGGAGGTTGTCAAAATACTTTATTGAATAAAATTGAAGGCGATACAAAAAGGGACCGAGAAGGTGCAATGAAGTTAAAGCTAGAAAAATATAAAGAGTATGGTATTAACATTGAAAGCTAATCCAACTAGAGAAAAGCACGTTAATTTATGTCTTCCTTATACGATGACTCAAGCTCCACGGTTACAAGTTCTTTGGAATCTTGTTGAGCTTACCTCAATTAAATACGATTTAAAAGGGGCATATTTAGAGGCTGGGGTCTATAAAGGTGGATCGTCCATGTTAATGGCGTACGCTTTGAAAGAATTTAATAAATCTAATAAATTATATCTATTTGATACATTTAAGGGGATGACATACCCAACTGAAAAGGATAAAAAAATAAATAAGACTGGTACATTTTTTGAAAAATGGGAGATGTGTAAAAAAGATTTTGGGATTGTGGATTGGTGTTATGCCTCTTTAGATTCTGTAAAAGAAAACATGGGGAAAACAAAGTATGATAATATAGAATATATAGAAGGCGATGTCCTTAATACTATTTCAAAAAATAAACTAAATGATCTTGGATTGACAAGCATTTCATTATTACGAATTGATACTGATTTTTATGAATCTACACGTCATATATTAGATCATCTTTTTTATTTAGTAGAGGACAAAGGATTTATCGTATTTGATGATTATAATTGCTGGCAGGGAGCTAATGAGGCAGTAAATGAGTTTTTTATTAAAAACAATTTAGATAAAAAAGATATTGTATCAGTAGACCATTCGTGTTCGATTTATCAAAAAGTAGGGATAGTATAAAGAATGGATAAGATTGGGAGTCTATTGACGGTGCGTTTTCAGAGTAAAAAAGAGGCTCAGGACTTACATATAAATAATTATCGTTCGGATGGCGTATTGAAACAATATGGGGAACCGTACCAATCACATTATTTTAGGGTCCGTTATGTTATTGATCAAATTGAAGAGAATAGCAAAGTCTTAGACGTGGGGTGTAATGGTGGTTCATTAGGCATACATTTATTGAAAAAGGGATGCCATGTAAATGGCATTGATTTGGTAGATGAACTTGTCGAAAAAGCGAAGCGTCGTGGTATTTTTGCGGAGAAAGGGGAGGCGGAGAATTTATCAAGATATGATAGTAAGTCTTTTAAATATGTCATATGCACAGAGGTGTTAGAACATCTCTATGACCCATTTCCAGCGGTAAAGGAAGCGTATCGAGTATTAAAAGAAGGTGGTAAATACATTATTACAGTTCCGCACCCTAATGGGCGTATGGGAGGTGAAAAATTAGGGGATTATCATCAACAAAATTTTACACTAGAAATATTAAACACATTAATCTATAGCTGTTTTAAAAAGGGTGATGCTAAAATAATAGAAATACCATATACAGACCAATTTAATTTATCAGAGGGGATATCTCCAATTGGAACGGATAAAAACGGTAATAATTTATACCCTCCTCAATGGGTTGGTATTACAGCAGAAAAGAAAGTGGAATAATCATGACAAAAATTGAAAATTTTGTAGCTGGTTTAAACTACATACCTAGGAAATTACTAGGTTTTGATATTTTAGATATACCAGAAATAGAGAATACATTTGAATTGTTAGGGATATTTGTAGGATTATTAATAGTAATAAGTATAATGGCGTGGATAATAATAAAGATCATAGATAAGTTTGATTCAACTTTCTCAAGAAAGTTTTAGAATAAAATCGGAGATGTATAAAAAATGTTAAAAATCTTATATATACCATCGCTTAATATCCCTGTTTGTTATTGGAGGGTTGAGAATTATGCAATGCGTATGGTCGATTTAAAAAAAGACGTTGCTGTAAATGTCGAGTATTTTACAGATATATTAGATATAAAAATGGCTTGGGACGATGCTTGTGTAGGAAAAGGGGATATATCTAAAGAAATTCAAACCAAATTAAGAAATGCATTTAAATTTTTTAATATTATTATTTTTCAAAGGATTCAAAATATGCCTGCATTGGCACTAATAGAAAAATTAAGAGGCGAATACCCCAGTGTAAAAATAGTTGCCGAGTTAGATGATAGTATTTATGAGGTTCCATTATCTTCACCATATCAATGGTCGGATCAACATCGATGGTCTGTGGAACATTTACATCGTAGTGATGCTGTTATTTGTTCTACAGAATATTTAAAAAACAGTGTTTTAGAAGTTATAGGGGAAAAGCCAGTCCATGTAGCTCCTAATTGCATAAATACAAAAATATGGAATCCAACGGGTGTTAAGAAATATTTAAGGCATAGAGAGTCTAACGTATACAGAATAGGTTATGTAGGGGGTGCAGCCCATGATGAGGACTTAAGAATTGTTTATAAGTCAATATTACCTATAATTAGAAAACATATTAAGTTTATTATTCGATATGGGGGTTATCGTCCTAAATGGCTTAAAGATCATCCAGATATTGACTTTAAAAGCGTTGCCTGGTCAATGGATGAATACCCTCAACAGTTAGTAAACATGAATATTGATTTAGCGTTAGCACCATTAAGAGATAGTGAATTTAATAGATGTAAAAGCAATTTAAAATGGATTGAATGGTCAAGTTTAAACATACCGTTACTTGCTTCAAATGTTGAGCCGTATAAAAAAACAAATGGCACTATATTTTTAACGGAAAATCATGTTGAAGAGTGGAGAAGAAATATAAAGTTGTTTGTTGAAGGTGGAAATCACCGAACTGGTGAAAAGTTCAATTTAAGATCAGAGAGTTTAAGAAATTATGATATTAAAAAAGAGACACGAAAGTTAGTTAGTTTTTTGAAAGATATAATATAATACCGGTCGAATTCGACCGGTTTAGAAAAGAAGCGGGGCTAAATAGCTTTACACTTCCCTAAATTATGGTAGATAGAAAAAACATGGTATATTATACTAAGTATTAGTGTAATATAGGAGTTGTTTTTTGACACAAGCTCAAAACACGTATGACATCCCTAAGTCTACATATTTCTCAACAGTAGACACTAGTTTTTTAACTGGTGATAGTCCCGTAACATTAGATATAAACACAACATTAGGGCGGAATAGTGTTGATGGGTATATATTGAATGATGGGGTGGGGGATTTTACGGTTAATTTATCAAGTGATGGTACAAATTTTGGAAATGATATACGAATAAAGGATGGAGAATCTTTTGATTTACGGGCTTTAGATATCAATAGTATTAAAATAACTTGGATTGCTAATAGTTCCTATAGAGTTTTTGCAACATGAGTAATAACATGGATATATTTGCAGGTTTTAATGGGTATTTAGTCGATAATTAAAAAATAGGAGTATATATATGAGTACGTTATCATCTATTCGAAGTCTATTAGAAAATCAAATTGATACAGGTACAACGGATTTGACAACAGACCCCACCTCTACACTTTTGAATACGTATATTAATCAATCTATAAGGAAAATAACAATAAAAGATCGTCCAAGAGAATTATATAGTGCTACGGTCTCTACAGCTAATATCACCATAAATACAAATACCGTTTCTTTACCATCAGGAATATTCTTCCCAGACCTTATATATTATAAAAACAGTTCAGGAACTGTGTTAGAGATATATGAAAAACCGATAAAACGATTAATTGAAATTGAAGGAGCAAGCCGTTTTTTTGATTCGACAAATACAGGTGACCCCTCATATTATTCAGTTAAAGGGACATCATTATTATTTAATAAATATTTTTCTAGAACATCGACAGGAGCTATAAAAATATATGGTATGGGATTTCCTACAACACTGTCTAGTGATAGTGATTCTACTGAATTACCTACGGATTATGATATATTGATTGTATATGAGGCAGCAGTACTTTTTTATCAAAAAGATGATGACTTAACAAATCAATTGAAGTTTGAGCGTTTATCGGAAAAAGAAAGGGGAGACTTGAGGGTATTTTTAAGGACTAACGATTCAGGTGTAATTGATTTAGACCCAAAGGTTTTTACAGGTAATTTTGAGAGTGCGAAAACAAGTCAATCCGTATTTTTTGGGAGTTAATAATTGAGTAGTTTTGCAAGTACAAGTATTGATAAATTTATAGGGTTGAATACTAGTAGAGATGAGCTATCATTGATCCCTGGTCAGCTTTCAAAAAATCATAACTATTTATACATGGCTAATGGAGGATTAAGAGAACGTGGAGGAGGTGATAAATTAACAGGTTCACCGTTAGGAGGGGTAGTGTATTCACTTTCCAGTTATAGAAATGAGAACGGGACAGAATATTTAATAACAAATCAAGCGACAGATGTTTATTATTATAGTTCAGGCTGGAACGCTTTATCTTTAACACTAACCTCAAATAAAAAAATGCGGTGGGTTCCTGGTGGAAAAGGGACTGATTCAGCCCTATATGGCATAAATGGTAGTGATACTATAGTAAAAGTATCAGGTGTTACACCAACAGGGTCTAGTGTATCAGGAAGCCCCACTGATTCTATTGCAATGATAAAGCATAAAAAACGATTGTTTTCCTTAAATCAAAATGGAACATTGTATTTTACTGAGGTTTTAGATTTTGATACGTGGAATACTGGTCAAAATACGATTGATATAGCCCCGGGATCAGGAGGGGATGGTGTCGCTTTAGAAGTTTGGGGAGATGCTTTATTTATCTTTAAAGAATATGGGGTATATGTTTTACCGAACGCAGCAGACCCAGTACCTAAAGTTAATTGGGCAATTTTAAGGTCAGATGCAGCAACGGGTACAAAGAGTCCAGACACTGTTAGACGGACAAAGCGAGGGATTTATTATTTATCATCAGATAATTTTATAAGGACTATATCACCTAATGTTAGTTTTAGCAGTGGTGAATATTCACTTGGCGGTTCTGGTAGTCCTATTATATCAGTACCTATTGAAAATGATATGGAAGAAATATTAGATGATGCAAAAAAAGTAAATGCCCAAGCTATTGTACATAATGATCTATACATTATAGGATTTCAAACTGTGAATAATGCATTAACGTTTAATGATTTAACTTATTTTGCAGATACGAATAAATTTGTACAATTTGAAGGTATTCAAGAGCCTCAACCTTATTGGGGGCAATTTACGGGGTTTGACTATGATTTTTTTGCTATTCAATTAGGAAGTGGTAAAGTAAAGCTATATGGAGCTAAGGGGGATTCAGTAGCAGGGGATGTACATGAAACTTTAAACGATACGATTCATAATGACAATAGCACTGCTATAGTTAGTAAGGCTATTTTAGGTTGGTATCCAGTTGGAGGAGAAAGCACGTACAAAAAGATGAAACAGATTTATTTTGTAGGTGAAACTGAGAATTGGGAAATCAAGTTAAAATTTATAGCATATAAATTTGGGAATTTAGTACCCTCAGAAGGTGAGGGGTCGTCCTATACTTATCAATCAGCAACAACGAATAAAATAGTTGTAGGAACAGCGATAGTAGGAACTGCCGTGATATCAGATGTTACTGTAGGGTCTAAAAAAATTAGAACTAGTTTAAAAGGGCATTTATTTAGGGCTGAATTTGGAAATGAAAATGCGGACGAATTTACTAGGATTGATAAAATGGTTATTTATTTTAGGCCGATTAAAAATCAATAAGGAGAAATATAAAAGATGGCACAAGTTGATAGTTTAAGTAATGAATTTGAAAAAGTAAAAGCTCCTACCCTTCCACGATCTCAGCAAGAAGTCGCTACACAAGCCTTTGAGTCCTCTG